TTAATCAAATATGCTCATAGCTTGATGTTTTTTATCAGTATATAAATGAGAGTACGTTTGAATTGTTTCTGTAATGTTAGAATGCCTCATTAATTCCATTAATAAATACATATCTACACCATTATTAATTAAATAGCTAGCGTACGAGTGTCTTAAATGGTGTATTTTTAGATTCGGGAATACAGATTTAAAATGATACGAATAAGTAACGTATCTAATAGGTTCTAAACCCCCGAATATAAAATAGTTTTCGTCAAAATATTTATATCTTTTAGAAGATTCATTATACATGTTTTTAAGCATCTCTCTAATTAAATTTGGTACAGGTATTATCCCTTTAGAGCTTTCTTTTTTTAGATTATATTCAATTTTTCTATTACTTAAATTGATTTTCTTATTTACGTCAATTTCGCCTTTTATTTTATCGTAATCTTTCCACTGCAAAGCTAAAGCTTCTCCTATTCTAAGACCAGAATAAAATAACAGTCTAGTTAGCTGACGAGAAGTATCATTTGTGATTTGTTCTACTTTTTCATCAAATTCTTCACGAGTGATAAATTTAGCTTGTGGTTTTGTTCTGGGAATAGGAGTTACCGATAATGTGGGGTCGTATAAGAGCTTGTAATGCTTTTTGGCGTAATTGATAACTGCTTTAAAACCTGCCCACACAGATCGTGCATAGTCAACAGAAAGACCTGCATCGTTTAACAAATAATTCCTGAAAGCAGTACATTGCGTAGTAGTGATTTTGCCAATAGGGATATTTCCGAACCTTTCTTTTATGTGAGTATTATATTCTGTAGTTCGCTTTTCTATTGAGCGTGCAGAAAGATTTTCATTTTTTAAACGATCAAAAAATATATATTCAAAGGGTTGATTGTCCGAGTATCCATATTTAACATTTTGTATAAATTCGCTTTCAGCTAGTTTGGCATCTTTCTTACGTTCAAACCCACGCTTCATTTTTCGTTTGTTATTACCGTATACATCTTTATATCTAATGGAAAAATACCATTTACCTGTATTACCATCCTTATATACTGGCATTTTACTTCTCCCTCCTCAAAATTGGCAAAAAATAATAAGGGTAGGCGGGCTACCCTAAAAATCATTAAATTATATCCAACCAAAACCTTTAGCTATTGTGAATCCTAAACCAACAATACCAATAGTCCAACTTATAATGGTATTCCTGTTTTGTTTTGCTTCTCTTTCTAATTCTTTATTATTTTCTAGCAACATATTTTTTACATCAAAATTACTTGGTAGCTTACTAATAGAATTTTGCGTTTCGATACGTAAATTATTGATATTTGTATTCAATTCAGAACGTAAACTGTTCATATTATTGTTCATGTCAGTTCTCATAGCACGCATCTCATCTTTGAACTCTCTCATACTATTATTGAATTCGTCTCTTGTTACGTAATTGCCCATATTACCACCTCCGGAATCATCGTTTTCATTTAATTCCATTATATCATCTTTCTGGTTTTCAGTATCTAAATTGAAGTTAACCGGAACATTATTGTTCGGAAATCTTCTTTTTAAAAACTCTTCATGTGGAGTAGGCATTAAGTTAGTCATTATTTATCTCCTTACGATGATATATAGGTATTTTTGTACTTAATATTTCATTGTGTTGCGACCACGTCATCCAGTTCATAAATGTTTCTTTATCGATTTTCTCTTTATCAACTTCTTCTGGCAAAACTAATATCTTTAACTGTTGATAGATATTAGTAAAATCATAACTTCTATTATTCGGTTCGAACTTATATAGTGTGAATTGAATAGTTTCATATGATTTTTTCATGGTTTCACTATTTAACTTTAATGTCCAAAAATTACGTAAATCAAAACCAATACCTCCGACTTTATCATACAAAAGAATCATCAAATATAATTCGTTTTTATCACTATATGGATTATTAATTCTATCTAAACCACTTAATGTAAAGCGCACGCCTAGTTCTGCATGCTCATATAGTAAAGAGAAATCTAATAATGGGTCATGGTCTGTTTTTCCTGTTTGACCTATGTAAAATTGTAAATTGCTTAACATAGGGCGTATATCAATATCGCTATTTGGAACGTTCATTCTATTTCCTCCTCACGCCACACAGGCACTATTAATCTTCCTTCTTTCTTATTGAAAAAATAAAAAAGATGATTGGGATGCTTAACATTAATGGAAAAAATATGACTATTGGTAATGACAGTACCGCCATATATAAGAAGAATTTATCAAAATTATATTTTCTCATTTTCATTTCTCCTTTGTTTATATTTCCTTATATTTAAAAACTCTCAACGGCTCAAATGTAATAGAATACTCGCCATAGTGAGTTCCAATACCATATATCTTTTTATATTGTTCTATTGCTTCTAATATGTATTCTTCGCTTAATTGTAGATACTCAGACAACTCATATAAATTACGTACACCGTAATTGTGCGCTTCAACAATTTCGCGTAACGGGACTGCTGAGATAAAGCCGTGTCGTCTTGCGTAATTTTCGAACTTGCGATTGTTGAAATTCGAGTAATCGGCTATATCACCGTATGTAAGTTTATTATGCGCTAATTCTTCGAAGAGAATTCCTGCTTTTTCTCTATCTGATAAACCACGCTTTATTAAAATTAAATCTCCTAACCATACCCCGTCTAAATTATCTGGAAGTACATCAGCCTCTCTTATTTCAATATAATCATGTTGTATTAAAGTTTCTTCATATAATCCCATCTGATACATCCTTTACTTACGTTTACTTCTTATATAATCTGCATAATCTAAAACTCTTTGCCACTCGTCATCAGTTAATTCTCCTTCTAAATGAGCTGCACGATGTTGTACTTCGTTTTCTGTTTGTCTATTTTTTAATAGTAAATATTCTGGGGTAACTTTCAATGCATTGGCAATCTCAGCTATATCCTCCATAGGTATTTTTCTGCTACCGTTTTCATATCGGGATAAGGTAGATTTATTGACACCTATCTTAGTTGCAAAATCAGTTAAATTCACATTATTCTCTTTTCGTAGTTGTTTGATTAATTTACCTATTTCCGCTGAAGTTCTCATTTCAAATTTACCTCCGTTTTATTTATAACAGTATAATAACACTTTTCCATATAGGAAACAACTAGCATTTTAAAAGAATAAAAAATATTTTTCGAGATTTTTGTTGACAATTAGGAAACTTAGGTTTAGTATTGAGTTAACTTCAAAAAACGGAGGTGAGCAAATGTATGAGTTCAACGTCAAAAGAATGAAAGCTGAACGCATTGCTAAAGGCATTTCGATTTCTGATATGGCAAAAAAATTAGGAATGACACCAGGAACTTATTCAAAAAAAGAAAACGGGCATATTAGAATTAATGTTGACGATTTAGCAAAAGTAATTGAAGTACTAGAATTGCCACAAGATAAGTGCGGTATTTTTTTTACTTATATAGTTTCCAAAATGTCAACAGAACAAAAACAAACATCTTAAAAGGAGGACACAATGGAACAAATCACGTTAACCAAAGAAGAGTTGAAAGAAATTATAGCGAAAGAAGTTAGAAATGCTATAAAAGGCGAGAAACCAATCAGCTCAGGTGCAATTTTCAGTAAAGTAAGAATCAATAATGACGATTTAGAAGAAATCAATAAAAAACTCAATTTCGCAAAAGATTTGTCGCTAGGAAGATTGAGGAAGCTCAATCATCCGATTCCGCTAAAAAAGTATCAGCATGGCTTCGAATCAATTCATCAAAAAGCTTATGTACAAGATATTCATGACCATATTAGAAAATTAACATTATCAATTTTTGGAGTGACACTTAATTCAGACTTGAGTGAAAGTGAATACAACCTAGCAGCAAAATTTTATCGAGAAATCAAAAACTATTATTTATATATCTATGAAAAGAGAGTTTCAGAATTAACCATCGATGATTTCGAATAAAGGAGGAACTACAAATGGAAGAAACAATCAAACATTTTTTAGAATTTAGAAAGCAATTCACACCTGCACAGTGGCACGAAATCAACAGAATTATTGACGGACAATTTAGTAAAAAAGCCGCCGAGCTACGACTCGACGACCAAGATGTTGAGGTTATTAAAAATATTATTACTCAACAAAAGATTATGAAGTAACAATTTGAATAAAGATAGGATGAATTCGGTAATCTTTACCCTTGTAATTAATCATGATGTAGTCCTGTTGATACATTGTATCAGCTTCTAATTTTTGAATTGGAGACCATAATTCAGCGTTTTCTTCCCACCATATTGATGGAGAAGTCATACGAGGTCCCATTTTGCAATTTTCATCATCATGAAGATTAACCCATTCACCTAAAAGACAAGCGTGGACTTGTTCCATACTTATCACCTCCTTAGGTTGATAACAACATTATACATGAAAGGAGCATAAACATTATGCAAGAATTACAAACATTTAATTTTGAAGAATTACCAGTAAATACATTAACAATCGAAAATGAACCATACGTTGTAGGTAACGAAGTAGCTAAGATATTAGGATATTCAAATTATCGAAACGCTATAAATAACCATGTAGAGGATGAGGATAAGCTACGTACCCAAATTAGGTACGCAGGTCAATTAAGGACTGTGACATTAATCAACGAATCAGGATTATACAGTTTAATCTTCGATGCTTCTAAACAAAGCAAAAACGAAAAAATCAGAGAAACCGCTCGGAAATTCAAACGATGGGTAACATCAGATGTCCTACCAGCTATTCGAAAACACGGTATATACGCAACAGACAATGTAATTGAACAAACATTAAAAGATCCAGACTACATCATTACAGTGTTGACTGAGTATAAGAAAGAAAAAGAGCAAAACTTACTTTTACAACAAGAAATCGGAGAACTAAAACCCAAAGCAGACTATGTAGATGAAATCTTAAAGTCAACTGGCACATTAGCCACAACTCAAATCGCGGCAGACTACGGTATATCAGCACAAAAGTTAAACAAACTACTACACGAAGCTAGACTACAACGAAAAGTAAATAAACAGTGGGTGCTTTACTCAGAACACATGGGCAAGAGTTACACAGATTCAGACACTATAACAATTGTGCGTTCTGATGGCAGAGAAGACACAGTTTTACAAACTAGATGGACACAAAAAGGCAGATTGAAAATACATGAAATCATGACTGAATTCGGTTATGAAGCTAATTTAGGGGGAGCGTAAATGACACCAGAACAAAAAGAAAAGCTAAACAATATAGTATTAACACTTTATGCAGTTAAAGAAAACAAAAGTCAAACATACACACACAAAGATACTCTTACTGTGACATATGCAGGCGAGATTGAGCACACTTACGAAGTCGACAGAGAGAAACACCTTGAATCAATGATTGAGTGGGCAATTGACCAAATCGAACAGCACTTTGATTTAGACGAAGAAGAATAACACACAATTGAACAAACAACTTAATAGGAGGAATTACAAATGAACGCACTATACAAAACAACCCTCCTCACCACAATGGCAGTTGTGACGTGGAAGGTTTGGAAGATTGAACGAAATACGAGAAAGCCTGTAATCAATCGGAATGATTTTAGTAAAGAGTCTACAGCAGAAACGATTGAGCGACACAGTGATCCTGATTCAGGAATAAAACTACTTAAGGCATTTTCCGACTTCACTAAACAAGCTGAAAAGCAAAAACCTACACTAGGAGAAGTTTATAGACGGAACAAACCTGAATTACCAACCGTTACTTTAGACGAAAACGGACTGTTTATAAATGATTTTAGGGTGCCTTATGTACTTGAGGAAGGGGTTAACGTAAAGAAATCTATGAACAACCTATATAAGGTCAGTTTGGACTTTTTCGCTAAAAGTATTATTGCAGATAATTACGAAGCAGATAACCCAGAGAATCAACAGTTATTTTAAAGGAGGAAAAGATATGATGAAAAATAGTTTGCAAGCTAAAGAACTTGCGGTAATTTTATCTGTTTCTAAATCCAAAGCAGGACAAATAATAAGAGAACTGAATAAAGAGCTTGAAGATGAAGGATACATTGCGATACGAGGCAGAATACCAGTCCAATTAGCTAGGAAAAAATTCCCTTATCACGACTTATCAGACCAGAGAATAATGGAGGAGTTATCAAATGAGTAAAACTTATAAAAGCTACTTATTAGCAGTATTATGCTTCACAGTCTTAGCGATTGTACTCATGCCGTTTCTATACTTCACCACAGCGTGGTCAATTGCAGGATTCGCAAGCATAGCGACATTCATATTTTATAAGGAATACTTTTATGAAGAATAAAAAAACTGCTACTTGCGCCAACAAGTAACAGTATCAAACACTTAAGAAAAAATTCATGTTCAATATAAAACGAAAAACGGAGGAAGTCAACAATGACTAAAAAATATAAAGACATGACTCAGGAAGAAGTAAAAGACTTATTATCTGAAAAAAGCGGAGAATTGTATGAATTAGCGAAAAAAATTAAGGGAGAAAGTAAATTTGATATTTTGCTTTTCTCATCAATAGGAGTTATCGACGGAGATTATTTAGCAGGTTCAAATTCTGTGATTGGTCATACTTTCGATCTTGCTTCCTTATTGGATAGCACTAAGAGTTATAAAGACATTGTCAATGTTCTCCAAATGTGTAAATCACAAAAATTTCACGGTATTGATGATAACAAGGAGGGCTAAAACAATGTATTACAAATTTGGTGAGATAAAAAATAAAATTATCAGCTTTAACGGGTTTGAATTTAAAGTGTCTGCGATGAAAAAACATGACGGTATCAGTATACAAATCAAGGATATGAATAATATTCCACTTAAATCATTTCATGTTGTAGATTTAAGCGAACTATATTTTGCGACGGATGCAATGCGTGACGTTATAAACGAATGGATTGAAGAGAACACAGATGAACAGGACAGACTAATTAACTTAGTCATGAAATGGTAGGTGCTAAATATGAAACATACATTATTAAGAATTGCTAACGAATTAAACGAACTGATTTTGCATTCTGATGCAAGAATTGAGTGTCAATTTGCAAGACATAACGATGAAACATTTACAGTTTATTTGCTCCATTTTGATGATCGTTACGAATTATGTATTAGTCATTTATCCATCAGCACTAACTACTCCGACGAAGAGGCTCAAGAAATCTATGAACAAATGAAACGTGTTATTGCAGGGGAGGAATTAATCAATGAATGAGTTACAAGCGCAAGAACTAGAGAATATTGAACAAGATGAACGATTTGAAGTTACCGATTTAGACAGTGCTAACTGGGTGTTTAAAAAGTTAGATGCGATTACTACTAAAGAGAATGAAATCAATGAATTAGCAGATAAAGAAATAGAACGTATCAAGTCATGGCAAGAAAAAGAAGTAGAGAAATTGCAAGGTAGCAAAGATTATCTACAAAGCCTAGTGATTGAGTATTTCAGAATAGAAAAAGAAAAAGATAGTAAATTCAAGCTCAATACGCCGTACGGCAAAGTAACCTCACGTAAAGGTTCTAAAGTTATCCAAGTGAGCAACGAGCAAGAAGTGATTAACCAACTTGAACAACGTGGTTTTGACAACTATGTAAAAGTAACCAAAAAACTTAGCCAATCAGACATTAAGAAAGACTTTAATGTAACTGAAAACGGCACTTTAATTGACGCAAACGGCGAAGTTTTAGAGGGTGCCAGCATCGTGGAGAAACCAACGTCATACACGGTAAAGGTGGGGTAGTATATGACTGAACAAATCAATGAGCAAGTGGACATCTTAAAAAGGTTAAAAATTAATAATATTGCTGAAAAGAACAAAAAGAAATTTTACAAATTCGCTATCTACGGAAAAATCGGTACAGGTAAAACAACGTTTGCAACTAGAGATAATAACGCATTTGTTATTGATATTAATGAAGATGGAACAACAGTTGTCGATGAAGGATCAGACGTCGCTATTCAAAACTACCAACATTTTGTAGCGATTATACAATATCTACCTCAGGTTATTCAACAAATGAGAAATAACGGACAACAAATTGATGTAGTAGTTATTGAGACAATACAAAAACTAAGAGATATAACACTTCAAGACGTTATGAAAAACAAAGGTAAAAAGCCAACGTTTAACGACTGGGGAGAAGTAGCCGAAAGAATAGTGAGCATGTATAGATTAATTGCTAAGCAACAGGAAGAACATCAATTCCATTTTGTTATTACTGGTCATGAAGGGATTAATAAGGACAAAGATGAAGAAGGTAGCACAATCAATCCTACTATCACTATTGAGGCACAAGAACAAATTAAAAAAGCCATTACTTCTCAAAGTGATGTTTTAGCTAGAGCAATGATTTTAGAACATGAAGAAAACGGAGAAAAGAAAAAAGAATATGTTTTAAATGCTGAACCTTCAAGCACATTTGAAACGAAGATCAGACATTCTCCATCAATAAATATTAATAATAAAGTATTTATCAATCCAAGTATTAACGATGTTGTACAAGCAATCAGAAATGGAAACTAATGAAAAAACTAAAAAGGACGGTAAAAAACTATGAAAATCACAGGTAGAACACAATACATTCAAGAAACTAATCAAGAGGCATTCATGAAAGGCGGAGACTTTTTAGGTGCTGGAGAATTTACAGCGAAAGTTGCAAATGTCGAATTTAACGACAAAGAAAACAGATATTTCACAATCGTTTTTGAAAACAACGAAGGTAAACAGTATAAACACAATCAATTCGTTCCACCATTCCAACAAGACTTCCAAGAAAAACAATACATCGAGTTGTTAAGTAGATTGGGTATCAAATTAAACTTACCAGACTTAACTTTCGATACAGACCAATTAATTAACAAGATGGGTACAATCGTTCTTAAAAATAAATTTAACGAAGATCAAGGAAAGTATTTTGTAAGACTCTCGTATGTAAAAGTTTGGAATAAGGGCGATGAAGTAGTTAATAAACCAGAACCTAAAACTGATGAGATGAGACAAAAAGAACAACAAGCAAATGGCAAACAGACGCCAATGAGTCAACAATCAAACCCATTTGCTAATGCTAATGGTCCAATTGATATTAGTAGTGAGGATTTACCATTCTAGGACGTGGTTTAAATGCAATACATTACAAGATACCAGAAAGACAATGACGGCACTTATTCCGTCGTTGCTACTGGTGTTGAACTTGAACAAAGTCACATTGACTTACTAGAAAACGGATATCCACTAAAAGCAGAAGTAGAGGTTCCGGATAATAAAAAACTATCTATAGAACAACGCAAAAAAATATTCGCAATGTGTAGAGATATAGAACTTCACTGGGGAGAACCAGTGGAATCAACTAGAAAATTATTACAAACAGAATTGGAAATTATGAAAGGTTATGAAGAAATCAGTCTGCGCGACTGTTCTATGAAAGTTGCAAGGGAGTTAATAGAACTGATTATAGCGTTTATGTTTCATCATCAAATACCTATGAGTGTAGAAACGAGTAAGTTGTTAAGCGAAGATAAAGCGTTATTATATTGGGCTACAATCAACCGCAACTGTGTAATATGCGGAAAACCACACGCTGACTTAGCACATTACGAAGCAGTCGGTAGAGGTATGAACAGAAACAAAATGAACCACTATGACAAACATGTATTAGCGCTATGTCGCGAACATCATAACGAGCAACATGCGATTGGCGTTAAGTCGTTTGATGATAAATATCACTTGCATGACTCGTGGATAAAAGTTGATGAGAGGCTCAATAAAATGTTGAAAGGAGAAGACAATGGGAGAAGTATCGTGGATAAAACTTAAAGTTGGCATGTTTGATGACAGCAAAATCAAATATATCGAAGCCTTACCCGAAAGAGATACGATCATAACTATTTGGGTTAAGTTGCTAACTTTATCAGGAAAGTACAACGAACAAGGTTATATTATGTTATCCGAAAACTTGCCTTATAACGAAGAAATGTTAGCAAATGAGTTTAGTCGACCTATCAACTCAATAAGGTTAGCAATACAAACTTTTGAGACATTGGGCATGATTGAAAAAGTTAATGGTGTCATAAAAGTGACAAATTGGGAAAAGCACCAAAATATTGAAGGACTCGAGAAAATCAGAGAGCAGAACAGGTTGAGGAAACAAAAGCAACGAGAAAACAACAGAAAATTGCTAAATGGTCACGTGACGTCACGTGACAGTCACGCAACAGAAGAAGATAAAGAATTAGATAAAGAATTAGATAAAGAATTAGAAAGAGATAAAGAAAAAGATATAGATAAGAACTTAAGTGCAAATAATAGCGCAACTGACGTTACGCATGAGCAATTTGAAGAATGGTGGAAACTTTACGACAGGAAGAAAGATAAAAAGATATCTTTCACTAAATTCAAATCATGCTTAAAGAAACATTCTTTTGAGCAAATCATGCAAGGTACACGAGAATATTTGAAAACTATTACAGACAAACAATATCAAAAGTACCCTAAAACGTTTTTAACTAACGAAAGCTATATGAATGATTATAGCGAAGAGATTAAAGAAGAAGTAAACAATCAATATGTAGATGCGTTTCAGCGTGCATCACAATCCAGTATAGAAAATTTACCGTTTTAAAGGAGTGAGAAAGTGGAGTCATTCCAGAACTTAGCAAAGAAACCAACTTTAAAGAAACAAATCATTGAACAAGCGTTTGATTTGAAATGTGAGAACTGTGGACGTAAGTACGACTATTACAAATTTGATGACGGTTCAGAATTCAAACATGGTTGTGACTGCGAAATGATAGAGTACGCCAAACAATCAACTGAAAACTATCACAAGAGAAATAGACGAAGAAAAGCAGAACGCATATTCAAACAATCGATAATGAACGAAGATCTAACGAAAGCAACGTTTGATAATTACAATCCGACTAATGAACAACTAGTCTATGCGAAAAACTTATGCGAACGTTACGCAAACAATTTCACGTTAGACAATAAACAATCGCTACTAATTCAAGGCTCATTTGGTACAGGTAAATCACACTTATCAATGAGTATTGTTAAATCAGTTAAAGCTAAAGACTACACAGTGCTATATATGAACGTACCTCAATTGATATCAACAATTAAAAACACTTATAACAACCAAACTGCTATGACTGAACAGGAATTGGCTCAAATTATAAGTGATGTCGATTTAATGGTATTCGATGACTACGGTATCAACATGAACGAATTCGCTACTAGTAAGATGTTTGAGCTTATCGAAAGTAGAATAGGCAAACACAATATCTTTACTACCAACTTAGACGAGAAAGAAATGACAAAAAACAAAGACTTACAACGTATATTCAGCAGAATCATGAGCAACACAACGCTTATCAAGATGGACGGTCAAGATTACAGGACTAGAGGTTTAAAACTATGATTACCAAAGAATTTTTAAAAACTAAACTTGAGTGTTCAGATGTGTACGCTCAGAAACTCATAGACGAGGCACAGGGAGACGAAAACAAGTTATATGACCTATTTATCCAAAAACTTGCAGAACGTCACACACGCCCCGCTATCGTCGAATATTAAGGAGTGTTAAAAATGCCGAAAGAAAAATATTACTTATACCGAGAAGATGGCACAGAAGATATTAAGGTCATCAAGTATAAAGAGAATGAGAATGAAGTTTATTCGCTCACAGGAGCCCATTTCAGCGACGAAAAGAAAATTATGACTGATAGTGACCTAAAACGATTTAAAGGCGCTCACGGACTTCTATATGAGCAAGAGCTAGGTTTACAAGCAACGATATTTGATATTTAGAGGTGTACGATGAGTAAATACAACGCTAAGAAAGTTGAGTACAAAGGAATTGTATTTGATAGCAAAGTAGAATGTGAATATTACCAATATTTAGAAAGTAATATGAATGGAACTAATTATGATCATATCGAAATACAACCGAAATTCGAACTACAACCTAAATTTGGGAAGCAAAGACCGATTACGTATATAGCCGATTTCTCTTTGTGGAAGGAAGGGAAACTGGTTGAAGTTATAGACGTTAAAGGTAAGGCGACTGAAGTTGCCAACATCAAAGCGAAGATATTCAGATATCAGTATAGAGATGTGAATTTAACGTGGATATGTAAAGCGCCTAAATACACAGGCAAAACATGGATTACGTACGAGGAATTAATTAAAGCAAGACGAGAACGCAAAAGAGAAATGAAGTGATCTAATGCAACAACAAGCATATATAAATGCAACGATTGATATAAGGATACCTACAGAAGTTGAATATCAGCATTTTGATGATGTGGATAAAGAAAAAGAAGCGCTGGCAGATTACTTATATAACAATCCTGACGAAATACTAGAGTATGACAATCTAAAAATTAGAAATGTAAATGTAGAGGTGGAATAAATGGCGGGCATAAAAACGAAAGTGAGAATAGACGGTAAATTGATGACGCTTATTGATGTATCGGATAAATACGACATCAAAGTATCGACATTGATTACTAGGTACGACAGAGGGGCGAGGGGGAAAGATTTAATACAAAATGTAGTAAAGCCTAAGAAAGTAAAGGTTGACGGCAAAATGATGACTGTTAGCGAAATAGTTAAAAAGTACAACCTAAGCAAAGGACTAATTAATTACAGGATAGCAAAAGGGCTAACGGGCGATGCGCTTATTGCGCCACCACAAGAAAAACCCCCTTCTAAATACACTGAATATGAAAATGAGCAGATGAAAAAGAAAGGACTCACGCCCGAAATAGTTAGAAACAGAGTTGCGAAGGGTTGGGAGATGTCGGAAGCAATTGATGCACCTTTCGGCATGAAGCTAAACGACTATAGAGAAATACAAATAACAAAAGCTTTGGAGCGAGAGCGTGAAATGGCTAGGCAACGACGTAAAGAAGCTGAGCTAAGAAGAAAGAAGCCACATTTATTTGATGTGCCACAAAAACATTCACGTGATCCGTACTGGTTCGATGTCACTTATAACCAAATGTTCAAGAAATGGAGTGAAGCATAATGAGCATAATTAGTAACAGAAAAGTAGATATGAACGAAACGCAAGACAATGTTAAACAACCAGCACATTACACATACGGCGACATTGAAATTATAGATTTTATTATCGAACAAGTTACGGCGCAGTACCCACCACAATTAGCATTCGCAATAGGTAATGCAATCAAATACTTATCTAGAGCACCGTTAAAGAGTGGTCATGAGGATTTAGCAAAAGCGAAGTTTTACGTCCAAAGAGCATTTGATTTGTGGGAGGGGTAACGATGGCAACGCAAAAACAAGTTGATTACGTAATGTCATTACAGGAACAATTGGGATTAGAAGACTGTGAAAAATATACAGACGAACAAGTTAAAGCTATGAGTCATAAAGAAGTTAGCAATGTGATTGAAAACTATAAGACAAGCATATGGGATGAAGAGCTATATAACGAATGCATGTCGTTTGGTCTGCCTAATTGTTAAAAGGAGTGATGACCATGAACGATAGCGCACGCAAAGAATACTTAAACCAATTTTTCAGCTCTAAGAGATATCTGTATCAAGACAACGAGCGAGTGGCACATATCCATGTAGTAAATGGCACTTATTACTTTCACGGGAATATCGTACCAGGTTGGCAAGGCGTTAAAAAGATGTTTGATACAGCAGAAGAGCTCGAAACATATATAAAGCAACATGGTTTGGAATACGAGGAACAGAAGCAACTAACTTTATTTTAAAAGGGCGGAAACAATGAAAATCAAAATTGAAAAAGAAATGAATTTACCTGAACTTATCCAATGGGCTTGGGATAACCCCAAGTTATCAGGTAATAAAAGATTCTATTCAAATGATGTTGAGCGCAACTGTTTTGTGACTTTTCATGTTGATAGCATCTTATGTAATGTGACTGGATATGTATCAATTAACGATAAATTTACTGTTCAAGAGGAGATATAACAATGAAAATCAAAGTTAAAAAAGAAATGAGATTAGATGAATTAATTAAATGGGCGCGAGAAAATCCGGATCTATCACAAGGAAAAATATTTTTTTCAACAGGATTTAGTGATGGATTCGTTCGTTTTCATCCAAATACAAATAAGTGTTCGACGTCAAGTTTTATTCCAATTGATATCCCCTTCATAGTTGATATTGAAAAAGAAGTAACGGAAGAGACTAAGTTTGATAGGTTGTTAGAGGTATATGAGATTCAAGAAGGAGTCTATAAATCCGCATTACACAAAGGTATCAGTTTGAACGAACGTTTTGAAGACGACAATATTTTTCCTACTAAAGCATTCTATATCTTAAACGATGACATGACGATGACATTGATTTGGAAAGATGGGGAGTTGGTAGAATGATGTTGAAATTTAAAGCTTGGGATAAAGATAAAAAAGTTATGAGTATTATTGACGAAATCGATTTTAATAGTGGGTACATTTTGATTTCAACAGGTTATAAAAGTTTCAATGAAGTAAAACTATTACAATACACAGGATTTAAAGATGTGCACGGTGTGGAGATTTATGAAGGGGATATTGTTCAAGATTGTTATTCGAGAGAAGTAAGTTTTATCGAGTTTAAAGAAGGAGCCTTTTATATAACTTTTAGCAATGTAACTGAATTACTAAGTGAAAATGACGATATTATTGAAATTGTTGGAAATATTTTTGAAAATGAGATGCTATTGGAGGTTATGAGATGACGGTCACCTTATCAGATGAACAATATAAAAAACTTTGTACTAACTTAAACAATTTATTAGATAAACTTCACAAAGCATTAAAAGAACGTGATGAGTACAAGAAGCAACGAGATGAGCTTATCGAGGATATAGCGAAGTTACGAGAGCGTAACGAAGAGCTGGAGAACATGTGGCGCACAGTCAAAAATGAATTGCTTGGAAGATACGAATTTTACCGTTTTAGACTTAACGAACTACAGATTGAGAGTAGAGCGAACAAGGCAGTAGCTATAAACATGGGAGCTAAAATCAACGCAAGTGCTATATTGTACCGAATGGACAAATTAGACGGAACAAATGAGTTCTACGAATTTTTAGGACAAATGGAGGATGACACTAATGAATAACCGTGAACAAATAGAACAGTCCGTTATAAGTGCTAGTGCGTGTAACGGCAATGACACAGAGGGATTACTAAAAGAGATTGAGGACGTGTATAAGAAAGCACAAGCGTTTGATGAAATACTTGAGGGTTTACCTAATGCTATGCAAGATGCACTCAAAGAAGATATTTATCTTGATGAAGCAGTAGGGATTATGACGGGTCAAGTTGTCTATAAATATGAGGAGGAACAGGAAAATGACTAACACATTAACAATTGATCAGTTACAAGAGTTATTACAAATACAAAAGGAGTTCGACGATAGAATACCAACTAGAAATTTAAATGACACAGTAGCTAGTATGATTATTGAATTTGTAGAGTGGATTAACACACTTGAGTTTTTTAAAAATTGGAAGAAACAACCAGGTAAGCCACTAGATACACAATTAGATGAGATTGCTGATTACTTAGCTTTCAGTTTGCAATTAACTCTGACTATTGTTGATGAAGAAGATTTGGAAGAAACTACTGAGGTTATGGTTGATTTGATTGAAAATGAAGTTACTTTACCTAAACTACATTCAGTTTATTTTGTTCATGTAATGCATACGCTAACAGAACAATTTGTAAAAGGTATTGATAATAGCATTGTACAAGTTTTAATAATGCCGTTTTTGTACGCCAATACTTACTATTCTATCGACCAACTCATTGACGCATACAAAAAGAAAATGAAAAGGAATCATGAAAGACAAGATGGAACAGCAGACGCAGGAAAAGGATACGTGTAAAGACATCTTAGATCGAGTCAAGGAGGTTTTGGGGAAGTGACACAATACTTAGTCACAACATTCAAAGATTCAACAGGACGTAAACATACACACATAACTAAAGCTAAGAGTAATCAAAGGTTTACAGTTGTTGAGGCAGAGAGTAAAGAAGAAGCGAAAGAGAAGTACGAGAAACAAGTTAAAAGGGATGCAGTTATTAAAGTGGGTCAGTTGTTTGAAAATATAAGGGAGTGTGGGAAATGATTAAAAAACTTAAAAATATGGATGGGTTCGACATCTTTATTGTTGGAATACTGTCATTATTCGGTATAACCGCATTGCTACTTGTTGTCGCATTGCCTATCTATACAGTGGCTAGTTACCAAAACAAAGAAGTACATCAAGGGACAATTACAGATAAATATAACAAGAGACAAGATAAAGAAGACAAGTTCTATATTGTATTAGACAACAAACAAGTCATTGAAAACTCCGACTTATTATTCAAAAAGAAATTTGATAGCGCAGACATACAAGCTAGGTTAAAAGTAGGCGACAAAGTAGAAGTTAAGACGATTGGATATAGAATACACTTTTTAAATTTATATCCGGTCTTATACGAAGCAAAGAAGGTAGATAAACAATGATTAAACAAATATTAAGACTATTATTCTTACTAGCAATGTATGAGCTAGGTAAGTATGTAACTGAGCAAGTATATATTATGATGACGGCTAATGATGATGTAGAGGCGCCGAGTGACTTCGCAAAGTTGAGCGATCAGTGTGATTTGATGAGGGCGGAGGTGTCAGAATAGATGTATAGCAAAGAGTCAATCGTTAATATGATAGGCACACATAAAATGAAGTGTAATGTGTTAGCTGATGTAATACCGGAATATGATAGCAATTCAATCGCACAGTATGGTATACAAGCGACGTTACCGAAACCACAAGGGGAAAACTCAAGCAAAGTTGAAGATGTTGTTGTGAGGCTTGAAAGAGCAAATAAAAGGTATGCGCAGATGTTAAAAGAAGTTGAGTTTATAAATCAATCACAACAGAGATTAGGACACGTTGACTTTTGCTTCTTAGAGTTGTTGAAGAAAGGTTATAACAGAGATGCAATTATCAAGAAGATGCCTAACTCTAAATTGAACAGAAACAACTTCTTAGCGCGCCGTGATGAGTTAGCAGAAAAGATTTATCTACTACAGTGACGAAAATGACAAAAATGACAGAAATGACGAAAATGACACTATTTTTAAACTGTGAATTAATTTTATATAATTGATTTGTAAGAATTATCTTAAGACGTGGGGTAATAGCCACATTAGATGTTCTCATCGATGTGATTGAGAAGTGACAAACATGTAAAGTTGATATGTTACGCTATTAATCACTTACTGCCTGCCTATATGGTGGGTAGTTTAATTCTTGCAATTTGAGTCATAACTATTTTCCTCCTTTCACATTTATTGAACGTAGCTCCTGCACAAGATGTAGGGGCATTTTTTATATTTAAAATAACTAGAGTAATTAACGTAAAGGCGTGTGATACAGTGAAAACAATTGATTAAATTAACACCGAAGCAAGAAAAGTTTGTATTAGGACTCATCGAGGGCAAGAGCCAACGGAAAGCATATATTGACGCAGGGTATTCGACTAAAGGTAAAAGTGATAATTATATAGATAGCCGAGCTTTTGAGTTGAGTAAGAATAGTGCGATTTTAGATAGGTATGAAGAATTGCGTCAAGAAGCAGCTGAACAATCAAAATGGACACGCCAAAAGGCTTTTGAAGAATATGAGTGGCTAAAGAATGTAGCTAAGAATGACATTGAAATAGAGGGAGTGAAGAAAGCGACAGCTGATGCATTCCTCGCTAGTTTAGATGGTATGAATAGAATGACGTTAGGTAACGAAGTTTTAGCTAACAAGAAAATAGAAACTGAAATTAAGATGCTTGAGAAGAAGATTGAACAAATAGATAAAGGTGACAGTGGAACAGAAGATAAAATCAAACAACTTCACGACGCAATAACGGAAGTGATCGTCAATGAATAAACTTAAATCTTTATATACGGACAAACAAATTGAAATATTGAAGCAAACGCAAAAACGAGATTGGTTTATGTTAATTAATCACGGAGCAAAGCGTACAGGTAAAACAATATTAAACAATGACTTATTTTTACGTGAGTTAATGCGTGTGCGAAAGATAGCAGACGAAGAAGGAATTGAGACACCTCAATATATACTTGCTGGTGCAACATTAGGTACGATTCAAAAAAACGTACTAATAGAGTTAACTAACAAATATGGCATTGAGTTTAATTTTGATAAATATAATTCATTCATGTTATTTGGCGTTCAAGTGGTTCAGACAGGTCACAGTAAAGTAAGTGGTATAGGAGCTATACGTGGTATGACATCGTTTGGTGCATATATCAATGAAGCGTCGTTAGCGCATGAAGAGGTGTTTGACGAGATTAAGTCACGTTGTAGTGGAACTGGTGCAAGAATATTGGTAGATACCAACCCTGACCATCCCGAGCATTGGTTGTTGAAAGATTATATTGAAAATACAGATCCTAAAGCAGGTATACTGAGTCACCAATTTAAGCTCGATGACAATAACTTTCTTAATGATAGATATAAAGAGTCTATTAAGGCTTCAACACCATCAGGTATGTTCTATGAACGTAATATCAACGGTATGTGGGTGTCTGGTGACGGTGTAGTATATGCCGACTTTGATTTGAATGAGAATACGATTAAAGCAGATGAACTGGACGACATACCTATCAAAGAATACTTTGCTGGTGTCGACTGGGGTTACGAGCACTATGGATCTATTGTGTTAATAGGACGAGGTATAGATGGTAACTTTTATTTTATTGAGGAGCACGCACACCAATTTAAGTTTATTGATGATTGGGTGGTTATTGCAAAAGATATTGTAAGTAGATATGGCAATATTAATTTTTACTGCGATACTGCACGACCTGAATACATCACTGAATTTAGAAGACATAGATTACGTGCAATTAACGCTGATAAAAGTAAACTATCGGGTGTAGAGGAAGTTGCTAAGTTGTTCAAACAAAACAAGTTACTTGTTCTTTATGATAATATGGATAGGTTTAAGCAAGAGGTATTTAAATATGTTTGGCACCCTACAAACGGAGAGCCTATAAAAGAATTTGATGACGTGTTGGACTCGTTAAGATATGCCATATACACACATACTAAACCTGAACGATTAAGGAGGGGGAAATGACATTGTATAAGTTAATAGATGATATTGAAGCACAAGGAATATTGCCTAAGCATATTGAGGCTCTAATAGAGTCACATAAAGACGATAGAGAGAGAATGGTTAATCTCTATAATAGATACAAGACACATATTGACTATGTACCAATATTCAAACGTCGACCAATTGAAGAAAAAGAAGATTTTGAAACTGGTGGAAATGTAAGGCGATTAGACGTGTCTGTTAATAACAAACTTAACAACTCTTTTGACAGCGAAATTGTTGATACACGTGTTGGTTATTTACATGGTGTTCCTGTTACTTATGATTTAGATGAAAACGCAGAAAAAAACGAAAAGTTGAAAAAGTTTATAACCAACTTTGCCATTAGAAATAGTGTTGATGATGAGGATTCTGAAATAGGTAAAATGGCAGCAATTTGCGGATATGGTGCTAGGTTAGCATATATTGATACGAATGGTGATATTAGGATTAAGAATATAGATCCCTATAATGTTATTTTTGTTGGCGACAATATTTTAGAACCTACATACTCATTGCGCTACTTTTATGAAAAAGATGATGATAATGGCACTGATTATGTGTACGCAGAGTTTTACGATAATACTTATTATTATGTATTTCGAGGAGAAGGTATTGACGCTTTGCAAGAAGTTGGACGATATGAACATTTATTTGATTACAATCCATTGTTTGGTGTACCTAACAACAAAGAGATGATAGGAGATGCTGAAAAGGTTATTCACTTAATTGACGCATATGATTTAACAATGAGCGATGCATCAAGTGAGATTAGTCAGACACGTTTAGCATACCTTGTGTTACGCGGTATGGGTATGAGTGAAGAAATGATTCAAGAAACACAAAAGAGTGGCGCATTTGAGTTGTTCGACAAAGATATGGACGTTAAATACTTAACAAAAGATGTAAATGACACAATGATTGAGAACCATTTAGATCGAATCGAAAAGAATATCATGCGTTTTGCAAAGTCAGTAAACTTTAATTCTGACGAGTTTAACGGAAATGTACCTATCATTGGAATGAAACTTAAACTTATGGCTTTAGAGAACAAGTGTATGACGTTTGAGCGTAAGATGACAGCTATGTTGAGGTATCAATTCAAAGTTATTTTATCTGCATTAAAGCGTAAAGGGTACAACTTGGATGATGATAGTTATTTAAACCTGATATTTAAGTTCACTCGTAACATTCCAGTTAATAAGTTAGAAGAATCACAAGTGCTAATTAACCTGAAGGGACAAGTTTCAGAACGAACAAGGTTAGGACAATCACAACTAGTTGATGATGTTGATTACGAATTAGACGAAATGGAAAAAGAAAGCCTTGAATTTAATGACAAATTACCTGACATAGATGAAGGTGACGCAAATGACAAATCCCAAAATAACCAATCAGAATGATATTGATGAGTATATCGAGGGTTTAATCTCTAAAGCAGAAAAACCAATAGAACAACTATTTGCTAATCGACTTAAAGAGATAAAACAAATCATCGCAGATATGTTTGAGAAATATCAAAATGATGATGTGTATGTTACATGGACTGAATTCAATAAATACAACAGGCTCAATAAGGAGTTAACTCGTATAGGTACAATGTTGACTGATGACTATAGGCAAGTAGCTAAGATGATTCAGAAGTCACAAGAAGATGCTTATATAGAAAAATTCCTTATGAGCCTTTATTTATATGAAATGGCGAGTCAAACATCTATGCAGTTTGATGTTCCGAGTAAAGAGGTAATCAAATCAGCTATTGAACAACCTATTGAGTTCATTCGTTTAATGCCAACACTACAAAAACATCGTGATGAAGTATTGAAAAAGATACGTATGCACATTACACAAGGTATTATGAGTGGAGAGGGTTACTCTAAGATAGCTAAAGCAATACGTGATGATGTCGGCATGTCTAAAGCTCAATCATTGCGTGTGGCTCGTACAGAAGCAGGCAGAGCAATGTCACAAGCTGGACTTGATAGCGCAATGGTTGCTAAAGATAACGGTTTGAAGATGAAGAAACGTTGGAATGCTACTAAAGATACACGAACACGTGATACTCATCGTCATTTAGATGGGGAATCAGTGGAAATAGACCAAAACTTTCAATCAAGTGGATGTGTTGGACAGGCACCCAAGCTATTTATCGGTGTAAACAGTGCGAAAGAGAATATTAATTGTCGTTGTAAATTACTCTATTACATTGATGAAGATGAATTACCAACTGTGATGAGAGTGCGTAATGATGATGGTGAAAACGAAGTTATACCATTCATGAATTATCGTGAGTGGGAAAAGCACAAGAGGAAAAAGAAATAATACACCTATCGACCTTAGCATGTCGTTAAACTGCTTTTTATTATGCACTTTTCGGACTGTTAGGGTACGCGAAGGGCAAAAAGGAGTTCTGATATATGAATATCGAAGAAGTTAAGTCTTTTTTTGAAGAACACAAAGACGATAAAGAAGTAAAAGATTATCTAAACGGACTTAAGACGGTGTCTGTTGATGACGTTAAAGGCTTTTTAGATACAGAAGAAGGTAAACGATTCATTCAACCTGAATTAGATCGTTATCATTCGAAAGGATTAGAATCATGGAAAGAGAAAAATCTTGAGGATCTAATCGAACAAGAAGTACGGAAGCGTAATCCTGAGCAATCAGAAGAACAAAAACGTATTAGTGCTCTTGAACAAGAGTTAGAAAAACGCGACGCAGAGGCAAAACGTGAGAAGTTAAGAAGTAACGCGCTAGGTAAAGCGCAGGAACTAAATTTACCAACATCCTTAGTTGATAGATTTTTAGGCGATTCTGATGAAGATACTGAGCAAAACTTAAAAGCTTTAAAAGAAACCTTTGACAAGTATGTTCAAAAAGGCGTTGAGTCTAAATTTAAATCGAGTGGAAGAGATGTTAAAGAATCACGAAATCAAGATTTAGACCCTTCAAATGTAAAGTCCATTGAAGAAATGGCGAAAGAAATCAATATTAGAAAATAAAGTGAGGTAATAAAATATGGCAACTCCAACATACACGCCAGGCAATGTTATTTTATCGGATTTTAAAAACGGCGTTATTCCAGCAGAACAAGGTACTTTAATCATGAAAGACATTATGGCTAATTCAGCAATTATGAAATTAGCTAAAAATGAGCCAATGACAGCACAAAAGAAAAAATTTACTTACTTAGCAAAAGGTGTAGGCGCCTACTGGGTATCAGAAACGGAACGTATTCAAACTTCTAAGCCTGAATATGCACAAGCAGAAATGGAAGCTAAGAAAATTGGTGTAATTATTCCGTTATCAAAAGAGTTTCTTAAATGGACTGCAAAAGATTTCTTTAATGAGGTTAAACCTCTAATTGCAGAGGCATTTTACAAAGCGTTTGACCAAGCTGTTATCTTTGGTACTAAATCACCTTACAACACTTCAACTAGTGGTAAACCGCTTGTTGAAGGCGCAGAAGAGAAAGGTAACGTTGTTACAGATACTAATAATTTATACGTAGACCTTTCGGCATTAATGGCTACTATTGAAGATGAAGAGTTAGATCCAAACGGAGTATTAACTACACGTTCATTCAGAAGTAAAATGCGTAATGCTTTAGATGCTAATGACAGACCATTATTTGATGCTAACGGGAACGAGATTATGGGATTACCACTATCTTATACTGGAGCGGATGTATACGACAAAAAGAAATCGTTAGCACTAATGGGTGATTGGGATTACGCACGTTACGGTATCTTACAAGGTATTGAGTATGCAATTTCTGAAGATGCCACGTTAACGACGTTACAAGCATCAGATGCTTCTGGCCAACCAGTATCATTATTTGAACGTGATATGTTCGCTTTACGTGCGACGATGCATATTGCATACATGAACGTTAAACCAGAAGCGTTCGCAACGCTTAAACCAACTGAATAGGAGGAGATATGATGGCTAATCCTGCAGAAGAGATTAAGGTAAAAAAAGACAATATGACTATTACTGTTACAAAGAAGGCATTTGACTCTTATTACAGTCTTGTCGGTTACAAAGAGGTTAAATCACGTCGTACTACGTCTGATAAGAGCGAGTGATAAAAATGACTCTTTATGAAGATGTTAAACTTTTACTCAAGAAAAATGGAGTGGAAGTTAAAAGTGATGAAGAAGAAATATTTAAGATGGAAGTTGACGGAATACTAGAAGATGTTAGGGATATAACAAACAATGATTTTATGAAAGATGGTCAAGTCATTTATCCTTACTCAATCAAAAAGTATGTCGCAGATGTCCTAGAGTATTATCAACGACCTGAAGTTAAAAAGAATTTAAAGTCAAGAAGTATGGGGACAGTGTCGTACACTTATAACGATGGTGTCCCTGATTACATTAGTGGAGTATTAAACAGGTATAAACGAGCAAAGTTTCATCCGTTTAAACCAATAAGGTAGAGGTGTTGTTTGTGTTTAACCCATACGACGAATTCCCTCACACTATTTCTATTGGAAGTATCAAAAAAGTAGGAGAGTATCCAATTATACAAGAGCGCTTTGTAAGCGATAAAACAATTAAAGGATTTATGGATACGCCTACTACATCTGAACAACTAAAATTTCATCAAATGTCACAAGAATATGACAGAAACCTATATGTACCTTATGACTTGCCAATATCTAAAAACAATTTATTTGAGTATGAGGGTAGAATCTTTAGTATTGAAGGTGATTCTGTAGATCAGGGCGGACAACATGAAATTAAGTTACTACGACTTAAGCAGGTGCCATATGGCAAAGGTTAAGTATGGTAATTGGGACTTAGTTAAGGAACTTGAGGAGTTCGAGGAAGAAACGATTAAATGGGCTAAAAAAGGCATAGCCAAGACAATTAACAAAATATATAATACTGCAGTTGCGTTGGCTCCGGTTGACATGGGTTTTTTAAAAGAAAGTATCGACTTTATGTATAAAGACGGTGGGCTTACAGGCATCATCAGTGTAGGCGCTGAATACGCTATATACGTTGAGTATGGAACGGGTATCTATGCTACTGGTCCCGGTGGTAGTAGAGCAAAAAAACTCCCTTGGTCTTATGAAGATGAAGATGGAGAATGGCACACTACTTACGGTAGTCCAGCGCAACCTTTTTGGAACCCAGCTATCGATGAAGGCAGAGCATTCTTCAATAAGTATTTTTCATAGAGGTGGTTAAATATGTGGGTATCAGTTGAACCTGAACTTACAAATCAAATATATAAAAGATTAATCTCAGACCCTAACATTAACAAACTAGTTGATGATAGGGTCTTTGACGTTGTTCAAGATGACGCTGTTTACCCATATATTGTTGTGGGTGAATCTAACGTCACTAACAACGAATCTAGTGCAACAATGAGAGAAACGGTCGGTATTGTCATACATGTGTATTCACAGTTCGCTACACAATACGAGGCTAAGCTCATTTTAAATGCGATAGGCTATGTGCTTAACAGGCCTATAGAGATAGAAAATTATGAATTTCAATTTAGTCGTATCGATAGTCAAGCGGTATTCCCTGATATAGACAGGTTTACTAAGCATGGCACGATACGGCTTTTATTTAAGTACAGACATAAAAAGAAAAACGAAGGAGTGTATTAAATGGCGCAAAAAAACTATTTAGCGGTTGTACGTCCAGCTGAAACTGATTTAGATTTAGTTGATGCTTTATTATTAGCTGACTTACAAGAAGGTGGACATACGATTGAAAATGATTTAGCTGAAATAGTACGAGGCGGTAAAACGGACTATTCTTCCAATGCAATGTCAGAATCATTTAAATTAACGATTGGTAATGTGCCTGGAGACAAAGGAATTGAAGCAGTGAAACACGCTGTACAAACAGGTGGACAGTTGCGTATATGGCTTTATGAGCGTAATAAACGTGCAGACGGTAAACATCACGGAATGTTTGGTTATGTTGTTCCAGAATCATTTGAAATGTCGTTTGATGATGAAAGTGACAAAATCGAACTGTCATTAAAAGTTAAATGGAATACAGCGGAAGGCGCTGAAGATAACTTGCCAAAAGAATGGTTCGAAGCTGCAGGTGCTCCTACAGTTGAATACGAAAAGTTCGGCGAAAAAGTAGGTACGTTCGAGAATCAAAAGAAAGCTAGTGTTGTATCTGATTCACACACGGAAGACCATTCTATGTAAACTAATAGATCAAGGGGGCGTAAGCTCCCTATTTTTTTATAAAAAAATTGAAAAGAGGTATATATTTTGACTGAATTTAATCCAATTACAACATTAAAAATTAATGACGGAGAAAAAGATTACGAAGTAGAAGCAAAAGTAACATTTGCATTTGACCGAAAAGCTGAAAAATTCTCAGAAGATAGCGAAGATGGGAGAAAAGGAGCAATGCCAGGATTCAATGTTATCTTTAACGGTTTGCTAGAATCTAGAAACAAAGCGATTTTACAATTTTGGGAATGTGCTACTGCTTATTTAAAAAACCCACCAACTCGAGAACAATTAGAAAAAGCGATTGATGATTTCATCACTGAAAACGAGGATACTTTGCCGTTATTACAAGGGGCTTTGGACAAACTTAACAATAGTGGTTTTTTCAAGAGGGAGAGTCGCTCGTACTGGATGACATTGAACAAAGCACCGAATATGGCCAAAAGCGAGGACAAAGAAATGACGAAAGCAGGCATAGAAATGATGAAAGAGAATTACAAGGAAATCATGGGCGCAGAACCTTACACGATTACTCAAAAATAAGGCAACTGACAGCTAGATATTTAGGATATATCCCTGAACATGAATTGTTAGCACTAACACCTGCTGAATGGCGTGATTGGCTTATTGGTGGTCAGGATAGGTACCTAGATCAAAGACAATTATTAATTGAACAAGCGCAAGCTAACGGCTTAGTACAAGCTTCTAAGAGGCTAACTAGTATGATTCGTGACATTGAGAAACAACGTTACGAAATAAGAGAACCTGGTAGCTATGCTCGTGTACAAAAAGCTAGATTAGAAGAAGAAAAAAGAAGACGTGAACTCTTCAAAGAAGGCACAAGAAAATTCCTTGAATCGAAAGGAGGTTAGCCTTTGGATACTCATTTTATGGCAAAGATTATGGCCAATATTAGAGATTTCCAAAGCAACGTAAGGAAAGCTCAACGATTAGCAAAGACGTCTGTACCAAACGAAATTGAAACAGATGTAAAAGCAGATATTTCAAGATTCCAAAGAGCTTTACAACGCGCTAAAGCTATGGCGCAAAAATGGCGTGAACATAACGTTAAAATAGATGGTAATAATTCACCGTTAAAACGTGCAATTGCTAGTGCAAAAACGATGTTGGCCACGTTACACAACAAAACAATAAAAGTTAATTTCGATACGAGAGGTATGACAAAAACCCAAATTTTAACTAAGGCACTGAATCAGTCCTTAACTGATTATAGTGAGAAAATGGACGCGCTAGCTACTAAAATTCGTACATTTGGTACAATTTTTGCACAACAAGTTAAAGGCTTAATGATTGCTAGTATACAAGCATTGATACCAGTGATTGCCGGATTAGTACCTGCAATAATGGCAGTACTTAATGCGGTTGGTGTATTAGGTGGTGGCGTTTTAGGTTTAGTTGGCGCATTCTCTGTCGCAGGTCTTGGAGTTGTTGGCTTTGGTGCAATGGCTATTAGCGCTCTTAAAATGGTTGAAGATGGAACATTGGCAGTAACAAAAGAAGTTCAAAACTTTAGAGATGCGAGCGATCAGTTAAAAACTACATGGCGTGATATTGTTAAAGAGAATCAAGCAAGTATCTTTAATGCGATGTCAGCAGGTATCAGAGGTGTTACAAGTGCGATGTCTCAATTAAAACCATTCTTATCTGAAGTATCTATGCTGGTTGAAGCAAACGCACGCAAGTTTGAGGATTGGGTTAAACATTCTGAAACAACTAAGAAAGCATTTGAAGCATTGAATAGCATAGGTGGCGCAATCTTCGGAGATTTATTGAACGCTGCAGGAAGATTTGGCGACGGATTAATTAACATTTTCACTCAATTAATGCCGTTGTTCAAATTTGTGTCTCAAGGACTACAGAACATGTCCATAGCTTTCCAAAATTGGGCTAATAGTGTGGCTGGTCAGAATGCTATTAAAGCGTTTATTGACTACACTACCACTAACTTACCTAAGATTGGTCAGATATTTGGCAATGTGTTCGCTGGTATTGGTAATTTAATGATTGCTTTTGCTCAAAACAGTTCTAACATTTTTGACTGGTTAGTTAAATTAACTTCTCAATTTAGAGCATGGTCAGAACAAGTAGGACAATCACAAGGATTTAAAGACTTTATCAGTTACGTTCAAGAGAATGGTCCTACTATTATGCAGTTAATCGGTAATATCGTAAAAGCGTTAGTGGCATTTGGTACTGCAATGGCTCCTATAGCTAGTAAATTACTAGATTTCATTACTAATTTAGCTGGATTTATCGCCAAACTATTCGAAGCACACCCAGCAGTCGCTCAAATTATCGGTGTTATCGGTATTTTAGGTGGCGTATTTTGGGCTTTAATGGCTCCGATCGCAGCTGTTAGCAGTGTGTTAAGTAATGTGTTTAGTATGACTTTATTGAATGTTGTCAAAAGAATACTGGATTTAACTAGAATAACTGGGGTGGTAAGTAAAGCGTTCGGTTTATTGACTGGTGCTTTCACAAGTATTTCTTGGCCAATATTAGCAGTAGTTGCAGTCATTGGTGTATTCATTGGTATTCTTGTTTATTTATGGAAAACAAACGAGAAATTCAGAAAAACAATAACAGAAGCTTGGAACGGTATTAAAACAGCAGTTTCCGGTGCGATTCAAGGTGTAGTAGATTGGTTAACTCAATTGTGGGGCAAAATTCAATCAACATTACAGCCGATCATGCCTATTTTGCAAATGTTAGGTCAAATATTCATGCAAGTTTTAGGTGTTTTAGTCATAGGTATCATCACAAACGTTATGAATATCATACAAGGATTGTGGACCTTAATTACAATCGCGTTCCAAGCCATAGGAACAGTAATATCCGTAGCAGTCCAAATCATAGTAGGTTTGTTCACTGCTTTAATTCAGTTGCTTACTGGAGACTTCTCAGGTGCTTGGGAGACTATTAAAACTACGGTTACCAATGTACTTGATACGATTTGGCAATACATGCAATCAGTTTGGGAGTCAATTATCGGCTTTTTAACTGGCGTAATGAATCGAACGCTTTCTATGTTTGGTACAAGTTGGTCACAGATATGGAGTACAATCACTAATTTTGTTAGCAGTATTTGGAACACTGTTACAAGTTGGTTCAGTCGTGTTGCTTCGAGTGTAGCCGAAAAAATGGGACAAGCACTAAACTTTATTATCATAAAAGGTTCTGAATGGGTTTCTAACATTTGGAATACAGTTACAAGTTTCGCGAGTAAAGTAGCTGATGGGTTTAAAAGAGTTGTCTCAAATGTAGGAGACGGTATGAGTGATGCACTTGGTAAGATTAAAAGTTTCTTCGGTGATTTCTTAAATGCCGGAGCGGAATTAATCGGCAAAGTAGCTGAGGGTGTAGCCAATGCTGCGCACAAAGTTGTTAGTGCAGTAGGCGATGCAATTTCATCTGCATGGGACTCTGTAACTTCATTCGTAAGTGGACACGGCGGAGGTAGTGGCTTAGGCAAAGGTTTAGCGGTATCACAAGCTAAAGTAATGGCTACAGACTTTGGCAGTGCCTTTAATAAAGAGCTATCCTCTACTTTGACAGATAGTATAGTAGATCCTGTAAGTACTTCTATAGACAGACACATGACTAGCGATGTTCAACATAGCTTAAAAGAAAATAATAGACCTATTGTGAATGTAACGATTAGAAATGAGGGCGACCTTGATTTAATTAAATCACGCATCGATGACATGAACGCTATAGACGGAAGTTTCAACTTATTATAAGGGAGGTTTGTTAGTTGATAGCGCACGATATAGAAGTAATAAGGAATGGTTCGCAGTATCGCGTCAGTGACAATCCTTTCACTTATAATCACTTGGAAGTAGTTGAATATAACGTTACAGGCGCAGGATATCATCGTAACTATTCTGATATAGAGGGTATTGATGGTAGATTTCATAATTACGCTAAAGAAGAACTTAAAAAAGTAGAGCTTAAGCTAAGGTATAAAGTACCTAAAATTGCTTATGCTTCACATTTAAAGTCAGACGTCCAAGCACTATTTGCTGGACGTTTTTATTTAAGGGAATTAGCTACACCAGACAATTCAATTAAGTATGAGCATATATTAGATATACCAAAAGACAAACAAGCATTTGAGCTTGATTATGTTGATGGACGACAACTTTTTGTAGGACTAGTAAGTGAAGTTTCTTTTAACACAACTCAAATATCAGGGGAATTTTCTTTGTCGTTTGAAACAACCGAACTACCATACTTTGAAAGTGTCGGTTTTAGTACTGATCTTGAAAGTGATAACGACCCTGAAAAATGGTCGGTACCTGATAGATTGCCTACAAACGAAGGTGATAAGAGGCGTCAAATGACATTTTACAACACTAACTCAGGAGAAGTTTATTATAACGGTGATGTTCCTTTAACACAGTTTAATCAGTTTAATGTTGTTGAAATAGAGTTAGCCGAAGATGTTAAAGCTAATGATAAGGATGGATTCACTTTCTATACAGATAAAGGAAATATCTCAGTTATTAAGGAAGTTGATTTAAAAGCCGGAGATAAAATAATCTTCGACGGTAAACATACCTATAGAGGTTATTTAAATATAGATTCTTTTAATAAAACTTTAGAACAACCGGTTTTATATCCAGGCTGGAATCGATTCAAGTCTAATAAAGTAATGAAACAAATTACATTTAGACACAAATTATATTTTAGATAAGGAGTAGCCTATGCCAATTTTATTAAAAAGTCTACAGGGTGTAGGGCACGCTATTAATGTTAGTACAAAAGTAAGTAAAAAGTTAAATGAAGATAGTTCTTTGGATCTAACTATTATCGAGAACGCGAGTACGTTTGACGCAATAGGTGCTATAACTAAAATGTGGACGATCACTCATGTTGAAGGTGAAGATGATTTCAACGAATATGTAATTGTCATACTTGATAAGTCTACTATTGGTGAAAAAATAAGGCTTGATATCAAAGCTAGACAAAAAGAACTTGATGACCTTAACAATTCTAGGATTTACCAAGAGTATAACGAAAGTTTTACAGGCGTTGAGTTCTTCAATACTGTCTTTAAAGGAACGGGTTATAAGTATGTATTACATCCAAAAGTAGATGCATCTAAATTCGAGGGATTAGGCAAAGGAGATACACGATTAGAAATCTTTAAAAAAGGACTTGAGCGTTATCATCTCGAATATGAATACGATGCAAAGACTAAAACGTTTCATTTGTATGATGAATTATCTAAGTTTGCCAATTATTACATTAAAGCTGGTGTGAATGCTGATAACGTCAAAATACAAGAAGACGCATCTAAATGTTATACCTTTATTAAAGGTTATGGTGATTTTGATGGACAACAGACTTTTGCAGAAGCGGGACTACAAATTGAATTCACTCATCCATTAGCACAATTGATAGGTAAAAGAGAAGCGCCACCACTTGTTGATGGACGTATTAAAAAAGAAGATAGTTTAAAAAAAGCAATGGAGCTAGTGATAAAGAAAAGTGTCACTGCTTCTATTTCCTTAGATTTTGTAGCGTTACGTGAACACTTCCCAGAAGCTAACCCTAAAATAGGTGATGTTGTTAGAGTGGTGGATTCTGCCATAGGATATAACGACTTAGTGAGAATAGTCGAAATCACTACACATAGAGATGCGTACAATAATATCACTAAGCAAGATGTAGTATTAGGAGACTTTACAAGGCGTAATCGATACAACAAAGCAGTTCATGATGCTGCAAATTATGTTAAAAGCGTAAAATCTACAAAATCCGACCCATCTAAAGAACTAAAAGCATTAAACGCAAAAGTTAACGCAAGTTTATCCATAAATAATGAATTGGTTAAGCAGAATGAAAAAATAAACGCTAAAGTCGATAAGATGAATACTAAAACAGTTACAACTGCTAATGGTACGATCATGTACGACTTTACTAGTCAATCAAGTATAAGAAACATCAAATCAATTGGAACGATTGGCGACTCTGTAGCTAGAGGGTCGCACGCAAAAACTAATTTCACAGAAATGTTAGGCAAGAAATTGAAAGCCAAAACGACCAACCTTGCAAGAGGTGGCGCAACAATGGCAACAGTTCCAATAGGTAAAGAAGCGGTAGAAAACAGCATTTATAGACAAGCAGAGCAAATAAGAGGAGACCTAATCATATTACAAGGTACAGATGATGACTGGTTACACGGTTATTGGTCAGGTGTACCGATAGGCACTGATAAAACGGATACAAAAACGTTTTACGGTGCCTTTTGTTCTGCAATTGAAGTTATTAGAAAGAATAATCCGGATTCAAAAATACTAGTGATGACAGCTACAAGACAATGCCCTATGAGTGGTACAACAATACGCCGTAAAGACACGGACAAAAACAAACTAGGGTTAACACTTGAGGACTATGTAAACGCTCAAATATTAGCTTGTAGTGAGTTAGATGTACCAGTGTTTGACGCATATCACACAGATTACTTTAAGCCATACAATCCAGCTTTTAGAAAAGCGAGCATGGAGGACGGCTTACACCCTAACGAAAAAGGTCACGAGGTTATTATGTACGAGTTAATCAAAGATTATTACAGTTTTTATGACTAAAGGAGGCAACCAATGGCTTACGGATTAATTACAAGTTTACATTCAATGACAGGTCGGAAAATAGTTGCTCAACATGAGTATAACTATCGCTTGTTAGATGAAGGCATGAGCAAACTTGAGAAAATGTTTATATACCATCAAAAAGAAGAAATATACGCACACTCAGCGAAACAAATTAAATACTTGAATGACAGTGTTGAAGATTATTTAACGTATTTAAATGGCCGTTTTAGCAATATGATACTAGGTCATAACGGCGACGGTATCAACGAGGTAAAAGACGCGCGTGTTGATAATACTGGTTATGGTCATAAGACATTGCAAGATCGTTTGTATCATGATTATTCAACACTAGATACTTTCACTAAAAAGGTTGAGAAAGCTGTAGATGAACACTATAAAGAATATCGAGCGACAGAATACCGATTCGAACCAAAAGAGCAAGAACCGGAATTCATCACAGATTTATCGCCATATACTAACGCAGTAATGCAATCATTTTGGGTAGACCCTAGAACGAAAATTATTTATATGACACAAGCTCGTCCAGGCAATCATTACATGTTATCTAGATTAAAACCTAACGGGCAATTTATTGATAGATTACTTGTTAAGAATGGTGGTCATGGTACGCACAATGCGTATAGATACATTGATGGAGAATTATGGATTTATTCAGCGGTTTTGGACGGTAACAAAAATAACAAGTTTGTACGCTTTAAATATAGAACTGGAGAGATAACATACGGTAATGAAATGCAAGATATCATGCCGAATGTATTTAACGATAGATATACGTCGGCAATTTATAATCCAGTAGAAAATTTAATGATTTTCAGACGTGAATATAAAGCTTCCGAAAGACAACTTAAGAATTCGTTGAACTTTGTTGAGGTTAGAAGTGCTGATGATATTGATAAAGGTATAGACAAAGTATTGTATCAAATGGATATACCTATGGAATACACTTCAGATACACAACCTATGCAAGGTATCACTTATGATGCAGGTATCTTATATTGGTATACAGGTGATTCGAATACAGCCAACCCTAACTACTTACAAGGTTTCGATATAAAAACAAAAGAATTGTTATTTAAACGTCGTATCGATATAGGCGGTGTGAATAACAACTTTAAAGGAGACTTCCAAGAGGCTGAGGGTCTAGATATGTATTACGATCTAGAAACAGGACGTAAAGCACTTTTAATTGGGGTAACTATTGGACCAGGTAACAACAGACATCACTCAATTTATTCTATCGGTCAAAGAGGTGTAAACCAATTCTTAAAAAACATTGCACCTCAAGTATCAATGACTGATTCAGGCGGACGTGTTAAACCGTTACCGATACAGAACCCAGCATATCTAAGTGATATTACGGAAGTTGGTCATTACTATATCTATACGCAAGACACACAAAATGCGTTAGATTTCCCGTTACCGAAAGCGTTTAGAGATGCAGGTTGGTTCTTTGATGTACTGCCTGGTCATTATAATGGTGCGTTAAGACAAGTACTAACTAGAAACAGCACAGGTAGAAATATGCTCAAATTTGAACGTGTTATCGACATCTTTAACAAGAAAAACAACGGTTCATGGAATTTTAACCCACAAAGTGCTGGTTATTGGGAACATATCCCTAAGAGCATCACGAAATTGTCTGATTTAAAAATTGTTGGTTTAGACTTCTATATCACCACTGAAGAATCAAAACGTTTTTCTGACTTCCCTAAAGATTACAAAGGTATTGCAGGCTGGGTGTTAGAAGTAAAATCAAATACACCGGGTAACACAACACAAGTGCTAAGACGTAATAACTTTGCTTCTGCTCACCAGTTTTTCGTTAGAAACTTTGGTACTGGTGGTAATAGTGGTTGGAGCATAATAGAAGGTAAGGAGGTTGAATAATGTTAGTAGATAATTTTTCAAAAGATGATAACTTAATCGAGTTAAAAACAACATCACAATATAATCCAGTTATTGACACAAACATCAGTTTCTATGAATCAGATAGAGGAACTGGTGTTTTAAATTTTGCAGTAACTAAGAATAACAGACCGTTATCTATAAGTTCTGAACATGTTAAAACTTCCATAGTGTTAAAAACCGATGATTATAACGTAGATAGAGGCGCTTATATTTCAGACGAATTAACGGTAGTAGACGCAATTAATGGGCGCTTGCAATATGTGATTCCAAATGAATTTTTAAAACATTCAGGTAAGGTACATGCTCAGGCATTCTTCACGCAACATGGGAGTAACAACGTAGTTGTTGAACGTCAATTTAGTTTCGATATTGAAAATGATTTAGTCAGTGGGTTTGATGGCATAACAAAGCTTGTTTATATCAAATCTATTCAAGATACTATCGAAGCTGTCGGTAAAGACTTTAACCAATTAAAGCAAAATATGGCTAATACACAAACGTTAATAGCAAAAGTGAATGATAGTGCGACAAAAGGCATTCAACAAATCGAAATCAAGCAAAACGAAGCTATACAAGCTATTACTGCGACTCAAACTAGTGCAACACAAGCTGTTACAGCTGAATTCAATAAAATAGTTGAAAAGGAGCAAACGATATTTGCGCGTGTCAATGAAGTTGAGCAACAAATCAATGGTGCTGACCTTGTCAAAGGCAACTCGACAGTCAATTGGCAAAAGTCTAAGATTACTGATGATTATGGCAAAGCGATTGAATCGTCTGAGCAGTCCATAGATAGCGTTTTAAGCACAGTTAACACATCTAGGATTATTCATATTACTAACGCAACAGATGCGCCAGAAAAGACGGATATAGGCACGTTAGAGAAGCCTGGACAAGATGGTGTTGATGACGGTTCTTCGTTCGATGAATCAACTTATACATCAAGCAAATCTGGTGTGTTAGTTGTTTATGTTGTTGATAATAATACTGCTCGTGCAACATGGTACCCAGATGATTCAAACGATGAGTACACAAAATACAAAATCTACGGCACGTGGTACCCGTTTTATAAAAAGAATGATGGAAACTTAACTAAGCAATTTGTTGAAGAAATATCTAACAACGCTTTAAATCAAGCTAAACAGTATGTAGATGGTAAGTTTCAAAGTACAAGTTGGCAACAACATAAATTAACAGAACATAACGGTCAATCAATCCAAAAGAACTTATATAACGCCAAAGGTAATTTAGAAGCATTGGGCGCTGGGAATTATTACGTAACAAGTGTACCTGATTTACCAGGTATTGTTGAAAGTTACGAAGGCTACTTATCAGTATTTGTTAAAGATGATGCAAATAAGTTATTCAACTTCACACCTTCAAACTCTAAAAAAGTTTATACACGATCAATCACAAATGGTCGATTAGACTCACAATGGGCTACACCTAACGAACATAAAACAGCCGTGTTATTCGACGGTGCTGCAAACGGTGTAGGAACAAGGATTAATTTAACCGAAGCTTATACAAATTATGCAATTCTATTCATAAGCGGTACTTATCCAGGTGGTGTTATTGAAGCATTCAGTTTAACCTCTATACCAAATGCGATTCAATTAAGTAAAACAAATGTAGTTGACTCAGACGGTAACGGTGGTGGTAGTTATGAATGCTTAATAACTAAAGAAAGTGGTACGACGTTAAAAATCGATAACGATGTGTACCTTGATTTAGGCAGTAAAACAGGTTCTGGTGCTAATGCAAACAGAGTTACGATAAATAAAATTGTGGGGTGGAAATAATGAAAATCACAGTAAACGATAAAAACGAAGTTATCGGATACGTTAATACTGGCGGTTTACGCAATAGTTTAGATGTAGATGATAACAATGTGCCTATCAAATTCAAAGAAGAGTTTGAACCTAGAAAGTTTGTTTTCACTAACGGCGAAATTAAATATAACAGCAATTTTGAAAAAGAAGACGTACCGAATGCATCAAGCCAACAAAGTGAATCAGATTTGAGTGATGAAGAACTTCGCGGAATGGTTGCAAGTATGCAAATGCAGGTGACGCAAGTAAACATTTTGGCGATGGAATTAAAGCAACAAAACGCTATGTTAACACAACAGTTGACTGAACTAAAAGCTGGTAAAACAAATACAGAGGGGGACGTTTAAATGGAGAAAATTAAGATGATTTATCCAACTTTCAAGGACATTAAAACTTTTTATGTGTGGGGTTGCTATAAAAATGACCAAATTAAGTGGTACGTAGACATGGGTGTAATCGACAAAGAAGAATATGCATTGATCACTGGAGAAAAATATCCAGAAACAAAAGATGAAAAGTCACAGGTGTAATGCTTGTGGCTTTTTAATTTAACGCAAAGTAGGTGGCGTAATGTTTGGCTTTACCAAACGACACGAACAAGATTGGCGTTTAACGCGATTAGAAGAAAATGATAAGACTATGTTTGAAAAATTCGACAGAATAGAAGACAGTCTGAGAACGCAAGAAAAAATTTATGACAAGTTAGATAGAAATTTCGAAGAACTAAGGCGTGACAAAGAAGAAGATGAAAAAAATAAGGAAAAAAATGCTAAAAATATTAGAGACATCAAGATGTGGATTCTAGGATTAATAGGGACGATTCTAAGTACATTTGTTATAGCCTTGTTAAAAACTATTTTTGGCATTTAAAGGAGGTGATTACCATGCTTAAAGGGATTTTAGGATATAGCTTCTGGGCGTGCTTCTGGTTTGGTAAATGTAAATAACAGTTAAGAGTCAGTGCTTCGGCACTGGCTTTTTATTTTGATTGAAATGAGGTGCATACATGGGATTACCTAATCCAAAGACTAGAAAGCCTACAGCTAGTGAAGTGGTGGAGTGGGCAAAGTCGAATATTGGTAAGAGGATTAATATAGATAATTATCGGGGCAGTCAATGTTGGGATACACCTAACTTTATTTTTAAAAGATATTGGGGTTTTGTAACATGGGGCAATGCTAAGGATATGGCTAATTACAGATATCCTAAGGGTTTCCGATTCTATCGTTATTCATCTGGATTTGTACCGGAACCTGGAGACATCGCAGTTTGGCACCCTGGCAACGGAATAGGTTCGGACGGACACACCGCAATAGTAGTAGGACCATCTAATAAAAGTTATTTTTATAGCGTTGACCAAAACTGGGTTAATTCTAATAGTTGGACAGGTTCTCCGGGAAGTTTAGTAAGACACCCTTATGTAAGTGTTACAGGCTTTGTGAGACCTCCATATTCAAAAGATACTAGCAAACCTAGTAGTACTGATACAAGTTCAGCATCAAAAGCCAATGACTCAACAATTACTGGCGAAGCGAAGAAACCGCAATTTAAAGAAGTTAAAACAGTAAAATACACTGCTTACAGCAATGTTTTAGATAAAGAAGAGCATTTCATTGATCATATAGTTGTAATGGGTGATGAACGCTTAGATATTCAAGGATTATATATAAAAGAATCAATGCATATGCGTTCTGTAGACGAACTGTATACGCAAAGAAATAAGTTTATAAGCGATTATGAAATACCGCATTTATATGTCGATAGAGAGGCTACATGGCTTGCTAGACCAACCAATTTTGATGACCCGCGTCACCCTAATTGGCTAGTTATTGAAGTATGTGGTGGTCGAACAGATAGTAAGCGTCAATTCTTAATGAACCAAATACAAGCTTTAATACGGGGTGTATGGTTGTTGTCAGGAACAGATAAAGAATTATCTGAAACAACGTTAAAGGTAGACCCTAATATTTGGCGTAGTATGAAAGATTTAATTAATTACGACTTGATTAAGCAAGGTATACCGGATGACGCAAAGTATGAGCAAGTCAAAAAGAAAATGCTTGAGACGTACATCAAACGAGATATATTAAAACGAGAAAATATTAAAGAAGTAACTACAAAAACAACAATAAGAATTAGTGATAAAACATCGGTTGACAGTGCGTCAACAAGAGGACCCACTGCATCAGACGAAAAACCAAGCATCGTTACTGAAAAAAGTCCGTTCACGTTCCAGCAAGCACTGGATAGACAAATGTCTAGGGGTAACCCGAAAAAATCTCATACATGGGGCTGGGCTAATGCAACACGAGCACAAACGAGCTCAGCAATGAATGTTAAGCGAATATGGGAAAGTAACACACAATGCTATCAAATGCTTAATTTAGGCAAGTATCAAGGCGTTTCAGTTAGTGCGCTTAATAAGATACTCAAAGGGAAAGGAACGCTAGACGGACAAGGCAAAGCATTTGCAGAAGCCTGTAAGAAAAACAACATTAACGAAATCTATTTGATCGCGCACGCTTTCTTAGAAAGTGGATACGGAACAAGTAACTTCGCTAACGGAAAAGATGGAGTATACAACTACTTCGGCATTGGCGCTTACGACAACAATCCTAACTACGCAATGACGTTTGCAAGGAATAAAGGTTGGACATCTCCAGCAAAAGCAATCATGGGCGGTGCTAGCTTCGTAAGAAAGGATTACATCAACAAAGGGCAGAATACACTGTACAGAATCAGATGGAATCCTAAGAATCCAGCTACGCACCAATACGCTACTGCTATAGAGTGGTGCCAACATCAAGCTAGTACAATCGCTAAGCTATATAAACAAATCGGCTTAAAAGGTATCTACTTTATAAGAGATAAATATAAATAAAGAGGTGTGTAAATGTACAAAATAAAAGATGTTGAAACGAGAATAAAAAATGATGGTGTTGACTTAGGTGACATTGGCTGTCGATTTTACACTGAAGATGAAAATACAGCATCTATAAGAATAGGTATCAATGACAAACAAGGTCGTATCGATCTAAAAGCACATGGCTTAACACCTAGATTACATTTATTTATGGAAGATGGCTCTATATTCAAAAATGAGCCCCTTATTATCGACGATGTTGTAAAAGGGTTCCTTACCTACAAGATACCTAAAAAGGTTATCAAACACGCTGGTTATGTTCGTTGTAAGCTGTTTTTAGAGAAAGAAGAAGAAAAAATACATGTCGCGAACTTTTCTTTCAATATCGTTGATAGTGGCATTGAATCTGCTGTAGCAAAAGAAATCGATGTTAAATTGGTAGATGATGCTATTACGAGAATCTTAAAAGATAACGCGACAGATTTATTGAGCAAAGACTTTAAAGAGAAAATAGATAAAGATGTTATTTCTTACATCGAAAAGAATGAAAGTAGATTTAAAGGTGCGAAAGGTGATAAAGGCGAACCGGGACAACCTGGTGCAAAAGGTGAAGCAGGTAAAAAAGGAGAACAAGGCGCACCCGGTAAAAACGGTACTGTAGTATCAATCAATCCTGACACTAAAATGTGGCAAATTGATGGTAAAGATACAGATATCAAAGCAGAACCTGAGTTATTGGACAAAATCAATATCGCAAATGTTGAAGGGTTAGAAGATAAATTGCAAGAAGTTGAAAAAATCAAAGATACAACTCTCAACGACTCTAAAACGTATACGGATTCAAAAATTGCTGAACTAGTTGATAGCGCGCCTGAATCTATGAATACATTAAGAGAATTAGCAGAAGCAATACAAAACAACTCTATTTCAGAAAGTGTATTGCAACAGATTGGCTCAAAAGTTAGTACAGAAGATTTTGAGAGATTCAAGCAATCATTAAACAGTTTGTATGCAGATAAAAATCATAGTCATACAATCAAACAGATTGAAGGATTAGAAAATGCTTTATCAAAAAATCAGACATAAATCACAGTCATGATGAACGTTATCTTTTATCATCAAATGCTTTTACAAAAGAGGAAGCAGATAAACTTTATCAACCTATCGGTTCTTCGCAGCCGTCACTGAATATTTGGACAGGCAGTGAAACAGAATATAATTATTTGTATCAAAAAGACCCTAATACACTTTACTTAATTAAGGGGTGATTTTATGGAAGGTAATTTTAAAAATGTAAAGAAGCTTATTTACGAAGGCGAAGAATATACAAAAGTATATGCTGGAAATATCCAAGTATGGAAAAAGCCTTCATCTTTTGTAATAAAACCCTTACCTAAAAATAAATATCCGGATAGCATAGAAGAATCAACAGCAAAATGGACAATAAATGGAGTTGAACCTAATAAAAGTTATCAGGTGACAATAGAAAATGTACGTAGCGGTATAATGAGGATTTCGCAAACTAATTTAGGGTCAAGTGAATTAGGAATATCAGGAGTCAATAGCGGAGTTGCAAGTAAAAATATCAACTTTAGTAATCCTTCAGGGATGTTGTATGTCACTATAAGTGATGTTTATTCAGGATCTCCGACATTGACCATTGAATAATTTTAAACGACTAATTTTTAGTCGTTTTTTTATTTTGGATAAAAGGAGCAAACAAATGGATATTAACTGGAAATTGAGATTCAAAAACAAAGCAGTACTAACTGGTTTAGTTGGAGCATTGTTGCTATTTATCAAGCAAGTCACGGATTTATTCGGATTAGATTTATCTACTCAATTAAATCAAGCTAGCGCAATTATAGGCGCTATCCTCACGTTACTTACAGGTATTGGCGTTATTACTGACCCAACGTCAAAAGGCGTCTCAGATTCATCTATAGCACAGACATATCAAGCGCCTAGAGATAGCAATAAAGAAGAACAACAAGTTACGTGGAAATCATCACAAGACAGCAGTTTAACGCCGGAATTAAGCACGAAAGCACCAAAAGAATATGATACATCACAACCTTTCACAGACGCCTCTAACGATGTTGGCTTTGATGTGAATGAGTATCATCATGGAGGTGGCGACAATGCAAGCAAAATTAACTAAAAAAGATTTTATAGAGTGGTTGAAAACTTCTGAGGGAAAACAATTCAATGTGGACTTATGGTATGGATTTCAATGCTTTGATTATGCCAATGCTGGTTGGAAAGTTTTGTTTGGATTACTTCTGAAAGGTTTAGGTGCAAAAGATATACCATTTGCAAACAATTTCGATGGACTAGCTACTGTATACCAAAATACACCGGACTTTTTGGCACAACCCGGCGACATGGTTGTATTCGGTAGCAATTACGGTGCAGGATACGGACACGTAGCATGGGTAATTGAAGCAACTTTAGATTATATCATTGTATATGAGCAGAATTGGCTAGGCGGTGGCTGGACTGACGGAATCGAACAACCCGGCTGGGGTTGGGAAAAAGTTACAAGACGACAACATGCTTACGATTTCCCTATGTGGTTTATCCGCCCGAACTTCAAAAGCGAAATAACACCACGATCAGTTCAATCTCCTACACAAGCACCTAAAAAAGAAACAGCAATTCCACAACCTAAAGCGGTAGAACTTAAAATTATCAAGGATGTGGTTAAAGGTTATGACCTTCCTAAACGTGGTGGTAATCCTAAAGGTATTGTCATTCATAATGACGCAGGAAGCAAAGGGGCGACAGCGGAAGCTTATCGCAACGGATTAGTTAACGCACCTTTATCGAGATTAGAGGCAGGTATTGCACATAGTTATGTATCAGGTAACACAGTGTGGCAAGCTTTAGATGAATCACAAGTAGGTTGGCATACTGCTAACCAATTAGGCAATAAATATTATTACGGTATTGAAGTGTGTCAATCAATGGGTGCAGATAACGCGACATTCTTAAAAAATGAACAGGCAACTTTCCAAGAATGCGCTAGATTGTTAAAAAAATGGGGTTTACCAGCAAACAGGAACACAATCAGATTACACAACGAATTCACTTCAACATCATGTCCACACAGAAGCTCAGTATTACACACTGGTTTTGACCCAGTAACTCGCGGTCTATTGCCAGAAGACAAGCGGTTGCAACTTAAAGACTACTTTATCAAGCAGATTAGGGCGTACATGGATGGTAAAATACCGGTTGCCACTGTCTCTAATGAGTCAAGCGCTTCAAGTAATACAGTTAAACCAGTTGCAAGTGCATGGAAACGTAATAAATATGGTACTTACTACATGGAAGAAAGTGCTAGATTCACAAACGGCAATCAACCAATCACAGTAAGAAAAGTGGGGCCATTCTTATCTTGTCCAGTGGGTTATCAGTTCCAACCTGGTGGGTATTGTGATTATACAGAAGTGATGTTACAAGATGGTCATGTTTGGGTAGGATATACATGGGAGGGGCAACGTTATTACTTGCCTATTAGAACATGGAATGGTTCTGCCCCACCTAATCAGATATTAGGTGACTTATGGGGAGAAATCAGTTAG